ACAGGCCTGCGGAAGTTGCTCACCTTGATATCGCCAGGGCGTGCGGGACATGCATGCTTAAACTGGCTTGATTACCTGGACTGACCTGGACGAATGGTGAATTATGGCGGCTCTAAAAAATGATGTGAAAGCCTACATAGTTCAGGCGCTTGCGTGCTTCGATACTCCCTCTCAGGTTGTTGAGTCTGTCCAGGCAGAATTTAAGGTAAAGATTACCCGCCAGCAGGTCGAAGCCTACGACCCCACGAAGGCCAGTGGAAAAGCGTTAGCGTCGCGCTGGGTAGAAATGTTCAACGCCACCCGCACCCGTTTCCAGAACGAGATCGCCGACATCCCGATCGCCAACAAGGCGTACCGGCTGCGCGCCCTCGACCGAATGATGACGAAGGCCGAGACAATGCGGAATATGGCGCTGGCAGCGTCATTGATGGAGCAGGCAGCTAAAGAGGTTGGTGATGCCTACACGAACAGGCAGAAGCTGGAGCATACAGGAAAGGATGGTGAGCCCATACAGCATAATCACACAGTAAGCGCGGAGGATCTGACTGATGAGCAGCTCGCCGCCATTATCGGTAGTAAGTAAGCAGGAAGCTGCGGCAGAGTTACTCAAACGTCGCGAGGCGCGGGCCAGTCTTCACAACTTCATTCAGTATATAAATCCGGAATACATCACCAGCGCGTTCTCGCAGACGGTTTGTGACGCTCTGGACCGGTTCCTGCTGGATATGATGAACGGCGTACGACCGATACTGATACTGGGCGCGCCGCCTCAGCACGGTAAATCGGATATCGTCTCGCGTTACCTGCCAGCTTATTTCTTCGGTAAGTACCCGGAAATGCGCGTGGGCGCGCTGTCGTACTCTGCTGATCTGGCCGGTGACATGAACGCCGATGTTCAGCGCATTATGTCCACGCCTGAATACCGCAACTTATTTCCGGGTTCATGGCTGGGCAATAAGCCCGCAGACGGTGTTGCTGTAAAGCGCAATACTGATGAATTCGGTATCGCTAATCATAAAGGGACGTATGTCTGCGCGGGTGTAGGCGGCCCGTTGACTGGTAAAAAAATCGATCTAGGTATCATCGATGACCCGATAAAAAACGCCAAAGAAGCACTCAGCCCGACGACAAAGAAGTCGATCTGGAACTGGTACGTTTCCACATTTAAAACGCGCCTGTCGAAGAACAGCGGCGAAATCATCATGGCGACCCGCTGGGCGACGGATGACCTTTCCGGGCGTGTAGTGGAAATCACGCCACGAGCTAAAGTGCTGGCGTTCCCTGCGATCAACGAGCAGGGCGAGGCGCTGGTGCCAGAGCTGCACCCGAAAGAGAAACTGCTCGAAACCAAAGCCATCCTCGGGGATTACTTCTGGTCTGCAATGTACCAGCAGTCACCGAAACAGGCTGGTGGCTCAATCTTCAAAGATGACTGGATCCGGTATTACCTGCCAAAAGATTTACCTACCAGCTTCGATACCGTCATTCACAGCTGGGATATGACGTTTAAGGACAGCGAAGGCACCGACTTTGTCGTCGGCCAGGTATGGGGCAAGAAGGGTGCCAACGCCTACCTGCTTCACCAGGTTCGCGCCCGCATGAGTTTCACCGCAACGCTCAAAGCCGTTAAGCGCACGGCAGATGAATTTCCCAAAGGTCTGCGTAAGCTGGTGGAGGATAAGGCCAACGGCCCGGCGGTTATCGATGCCCTGAAAAACACCGTGCCCGGGCTTATTCCTGTCGAACCTGATGGCAGCAAGGTGGCGCGTGCGCATGCCGTAACCGCGGTATGGGAAGCCGGTAACGTTTTCCTTCCTCATAAAGACATTGCCCCATGGATAACGGATTTTGTCGAAGAAATTACCACTTTCCCTGTCGGTGCTAACGACGACCAGGTCGATGGCATGACGCAGGCACTTCGGGATCTGTATCAGAGAAAAACACTCAGCCCCCTGGACATCATGTAATGGCGAAAAAAAATATCGTTGGTCGTCTTAATGATGGCCTGGTCAGCTTAATGACTTCGCTCGGCGAGAAGATCGGCGCGGTGCGGTACAGCAGCAGTAAGCGCGACATACCGGATAAAGAACTACTCGCGATGTATAAACAATCGTGGGTAGTGAAAAAGTACATCAACAAAACAGCGGATGACATGCTTAAGCTGCCCCGCAAGTTTTCGGGCGACGTTGACAGCTCAATAACTCAACGCATTGCTGATGCTGAGAAAGAGCTGAAACTGAATGCCGTCTTTCACAGCGCGCTGGGGTGGGCATCCCTGCTGGGTGATTCGTTAATCGTGGCTATCACTGATTGTGCTGACGAGCAGATCGCCTCCCCCCTCAATTTGCAAAACGAAGATATCGTAAAGTTCCTGGTGTTTCGAAAGGGGGAGTACACGCCGGACAGCAACATCATTAGTGATATTCGCTCAGATAATTTTGGTGAACCGCTGACCTATCAACTGGATGTTGGTTCAAAGCAGCTTAAGTTTCATCATTCCCGTTGCTGCCGGACAAAACTTGGCAAGCATAGCCTGAAGGATCGCGTGAAGTTCGGCACGTCAGACCTGCAGGCTCCTTATGAGCACATCAAAACCTTCGACACTGCAATCCTGAGCACCGGCGACACCATCCAGGAGGCTAACGTTGACGTGCTGTTTATACCGGGAATGAATGACCAGATTGCAGGAGGTCAGGAAAGCCAGGTACGCGAGTACGCCAGGGTGATGAAGGAAACCAAATCCTCTACCGGGCTGCTGCTGATTGATGCTGGCGACGGGCAGACGCAGGGGCGCTATGAGCAGAAGAACGCGCAGTTCACTGGCTTGTCGGACGTTATCAGCAAAATGGCGATTGTGCTGGCCGGGGCGCTGGACAGGCCAATAACGATCCTGTTCGGTCAGGCGGCCAGCGGATTCAGTAGTGGCGAAGAGGACAACAAAGCTTACTACGAAACGATTAACGGGCTTCAGGAGTCCCGCCTGCGGCCAATGCAGGAGTTCACCGACAAGTTCATTCTGGACAAGCTGTCTGTGACTCAAGCCCTCGCGTATGAATATCCCACGATAGACAGCATAAACGAGACGGAAGAGGCGACGCGGTTCAGCCAGTACGCAACGGGATTCAATACGCTGGTGACGTCGGCAATCGTGACGGAAGAAGTCGCAATCAGAGAGATGATTAACCGCGGCGTGCTGAAGACGGTCACCGAAGAAGAAATTAAGGGGATCGTCAGCACTGGCGGTGATTCTGGTTCATGGGGTGGTTATGGAACTAAAACTGCTGCTGGAGCGCCAGCAGGGGCGGCGTAAGCCTCGCCGCCGGAGGATGCGCCCCCCAACACCGAGTAAGCGCGCTGAGGTTTGGTACCGGGATCGGCTTACAGAGTTCATTGACGGAATGGTTCAGGCCTACATTGAAGAGCTGGACAAGCCTACCCTGACTGATGCACCTGATACCACTCCGCTGTCTGTTACGGCGCGACTTGCCGCTGTCATGCAGCGCCTGGCGAGCATTTCCATCAAGGAAGTCGCCGCAAGGCTCTCTGCCGGGTTCGTCGCGCGCGCGAACTTTCAGAACAAAGAACAGACGCAGCGCACTTTCTTTCAGGCATTTGGAATCGACCTTACCGGCTTGCTCGGCGATGGCGCGATAAAGCCGGAAATGGAAAAGGCGGTAAGTGACAACGTTGATCTGATCACCTCCATCCATACCGATTTTATCCACGATATCGGCGAAGCGGTTTTCGCCAATATGAAGGACGGCGGCCGCCATGAAAACCTGATCGACATTATCAAAGAGCGCGGAGGAGTTACCCGAAGCCGTGCGAAATTCATCGCGCGCGACCAGACATCAAAACTTAACGCTGACTTCACGGAAGCCCGGAACGTTGCGCTGGGCCTTGATATTTACGAGTGGAGCGGCACAGGGGATGAGCGTGAACGGGACAGCCATTTAGTGCTGAACGGCATGCTTTGTAAATACTCCGATCCAACAGTCTATTCAGACGACGGCGGCAAGACCTGGAAGAAACGCTCAACCATCGGAGCATTTATCGGCAAGCCTGGTGAAGATTACCAGTGCCGGTGCCTCGCTCTCCCTTACGTCTCATGGGATTAATCAATGAAGTGGAAACGAACACCGCAGGGGTACGTGATTACTACTGCGACGATAACCCGCGCCGGGCCGATTGAGTATTACGCCCACGAACTGGGGTTAACCGGCAGCGATGCCAACAAAAAAATTACCGTTATCCGCACCCTCGACGAACTGTCAAAACCCGAAACACTCGCTTCCTTCAACGGCCTCCCGTTCACCATTACTCACCCCGATGACGGGGAGGTGACCGCTGCAGACCATAAAGACAAGGCATCTGGTCACATTGCTAACACACGCATCGAAGGTGGTGAGGTGGTTTGCGACGTTTATCTGACAGATGCCGTGGCAATCGAGACGCTCGAGGAGACGGGGATACGTGAGGTTTCAGTGGGGTATGAGCCTGCGGAGCTGGTGGAGCGTGGCGGGAAGTTTTACCACATTAACATTCGCGGCAATCACGTCGCGGGCGTGGCAGAGGGGCGTTACGGGCCTCAGTGTAAGTTAAACGACAAAAAAGGTAAGCCAATGTTCAAAACATTAACTGATGCCCTGCGTTTCCTGAAGGGCAAAAAACTGAAGGATGCGGAAGGCGCCGCGCTAACTCCTGATGAACTGGTCGGAATGATCGCCGCACTGGAAAAAGCTCTGGAAGATTTGAGTGGGCAGGGAACAGAAGAAGCGACGGCGCAGGCTCAGGAAGTGCTGGCGCAACTCGCAGACCTCAAGAAACAACTGGAAGGCATGACCGGGGCGCCGGTGACCACCGATGAAGATCCAGGTACTGCTGGTGGCGATGACAAGGACACGAAAATCGCTGCGCTTGAAACCGAAAACGCCGATCTTAAAGCGAAGATTAAGGCGCTGGAAGACGAGCTTGAGCAACTGAAATCTGGCAATGAAACCAGCACTACGCTTGCTGACGCAAAAGCCCGATTCCCGAAAGTTAATTTCAACGATGCCAAATCAGCGCGTGACGTTCGCGCCGCTGTTCTGGTGAGCACTAAGGCATTTAACGATGCCCAGGTCAAAACAATGACCGATAGCGAAGTACGTGCGGCTTACGCAGCCATTCAGGCGACCTCTAAGCCGCGTAGTGAAATCGGTGCTCACCTGCTCAACGACTCCTCGAAACAAAGCACCAAAACCGCAACTCAACGCCTTGGGGGTAAATAATCATGGCATTTGGATTCACTGACTGGGACGGTGCCAGCGGCACCATTAAACCTGGTTCCATCAAACGCGCATCCAGCTCCAACGATAAGGTCTGGGGCGAAGAGAACCGCACCGAAATCGCACTGCCATACGGCACGTTTGTCGCCGTCAATCCTGAGGGTGGCGTTATGCCACTGGCGGCAGGGACACGTATTCACGGGATTGTGGTTCGTGACATTTATGGCGACGCCGCACCGCACAACAAGCAGGTAAACGTCGGACATTTTTCCCATGGTGATTGCGTGGGCGCGCTTACGGTTGAAGACGCTGATTTTGCCCGCGGCGACACGGCGTACATCGTTGCAACCGGGGCGGATGCCGGAAAGGTCACCAATGAGGCGGCTGGCAATATCGATCTGGGTTACTGGGTTGAAGACGTGAGCGCAGGCAACAACTGCGTTGCTATCACCCTGGGTTACGTACAACAAACGGCGGGAGTATAACCAATGCCAATGGAAGCCGCAGAATTTGAAGAAGTGCTGCAGGAAGCGCTGACTGAGCGTGATATGCAGCTGCAGGAAAAAGAACTGCCGGAAATCAATATCGGTGAGGCCATTCCGGTGAAAGAGGGCCTGGATTTCTCGCTGGACTATGTTGATTTCGGCGTGTCCGAAGTGGTCGGTTCGGTTAAAGACGGCATCATCGGCAATAAAACCAACAGTCTCAAAACCATCGACAGCGAAATCGAATGGCTGAAAGCACCTGTTGGCCAGTGGGCTAAAGCAGCCACATGGACACAGCAGGAGCTGGAAAAGATTGCCCGTCTGAATATCAGTTTGCAGTCCAAAAAGCAGGACGATCTTTATGCCAACGCCCTGGCCACCATTCAGTATGCAGGTTATGTCGGTCACCAGGGGGTGAAAGGTCAGGAAGGGCTGTTGACGGGCAAGAACGTCCAGTTAATTACTGATACCAGCAACAAAACCATTGCGGACATGAGCTCTGACGAGTTTGTTAAGCTGGTCCTGGATGCCTATAACGTCGCCTGGCGCAAATCCAGCTACCGAATTCAGCCAACGAATATCGCTATGGATGCCAGCGACTTTATGCTCGCCATGCAGAAGTTTGACCCGAACCCCATCATTGTCGGCACTGACATGCTGCCGATTGCGGCGATGGATCGCATCATGGCAGCGCTGCGCAAAGCCTCCGGCAACGAGTCCTTTAACATCTCGTTCGTCAAAGTGCCAAGCAATTACGCAGTCGGCATTAAGGCAGGTAAAACGCGGATGGCGGTATACACCTACGAATCGGATTACGTGGAAATGGAAGTTCACATGCCGGAACTACTTGCCGTACGGCAGCGCGATCTGCTGACCTATGAGTGCGGATATCGCTCAGCCTTTGGTGGCGCAATGTGGAAACAGCCGCAGTCCGCTGTTTATGTCGATTACAAATCCTCACCGGCACCGCAGTAATCAAAGGGGGTAGCATGGAATTCAAAACACGTTACCCCGAATTCGCCAGCACCTCACCTGAACGCATCGCAGCCGCGCTACAGGATGCAGAAAACCAGATGAGCCGCAAAGTATGGAACAAGCTCTATGAGCAAGGGCTTCATGCTTTAGCGGCGCATTTTCTGTACACCTCCGGTGCGCTTAGCCCGTCAGGTAGTCATCATGGTAAGCCCACCCAGGCAATCTTAAACCGCGCTGTCGCTGGTGTGTCAGTCGGCTACTCTGCGCCGGACGCAGGTCTGGGCACAAACCATGGCGGCTTCGGATCCAGCAGTTACGGCCAGGAGTATTTACGGCTGCGTAAGCTGGTGGGCGTGCATGTGCTGGCTATTCGGTAATGAACAGGGAGTGATTTTTCTATGACTCCGGAAGAAACGCTCAAAATCACCACTGAATACCTGAAGAACCTGGAAGCGATGAAAACGCATTACGTCGCCGTGGGGTTGCCGGCGGGCAAAGTGGGAAATAAAACCCACGATGACGGAACATCGATAATTGAGGTCGGGGCGGTTCACGAATTCGGTGCTGAAATTGATCACCCTGGCGGTACGGGTTATATGGCAACTGGTGGGAAAGCTACTTTTACCCGTAATTCGTTCATGGGGCCGGTTAGTGGTTTCACTGCAGCCCACAAGATAACCATTCCTGAACGTTCCTTTCTTCGCGCTCCCTTCACCCTCAAAAAGTCGGAAATTAACCGGGCTATCGAAAAGGCATGTGAGGCCGTAGGCTCCGGGAAAATGGATGCAACTACCGCATTAGAACTGGTAGGAGCCACTGCGCGGAATATCAGCGTGAAAGCCTTTGAAACGGCGGGGTATGGCACGTGGCCAGATATCACAGAAGCAACGAAAAAAGCCAAAGGTTCGTCGGCAATCCTGATTGATAAAGGGCAATTGCGAGGAACAATTACATGGGAGGTTCGTAAGTGAGCGATTTATCTGACCTTGATATGAGCGACGCGCTAATCGGCTGGGAGCGGCCCGTTAAACTTAAAACCCGAACTGAAACCACCATTGATTTTGAGCCGACAGTAATCGTCACGAGCCAGGACATTCTCGCGGTGGTCCAGAGCGCCAACAAAGAAAACCTGACGATGGATAGCCTGGACTGGTCGAAAGAGTATTTGCTTATCCATGCACGGCTGAAAATCGAAACAGGCCAGTACATTGAAAAAGATGGACGGGATTATAAAGTCGTCTCGCCAGCTGATTATATGGACTATGGATTTTGCGCTGTTATTGCCGAGGAAACAAAACTCCCGCTACTGGTTCCAGCGCCATGATCCAGCCGCATCTTAAGGCTGTGGCGCGCTTTGTGCGTGATCTCCTGGGTTATGACGAGCAGCTTATTAAATTCGACCGCAGGAACATTCAGGCCTCCGATTTCTCAACCAGTTACATCGTTGTTAACGGCTCGCTCCCCCAGTCGGTTCTGGCGCGCGGACAACGATTCAACGGTGCAACGGAAGTGATGACATACACCGCCTCGGTGAGTCATTCGATTGTGCTCGAGTTCTGGGGGGACAATGCCGGTGCCAACGCAGAAGCCTTTCTCATGTTGAGTGAGAGCCAGCGCGCTAACGAGCTACGGCGCATGCATTCCCTGACTATCATGGCTGTTTCAAATATCACCGATGTCGGGCAGTTGCTCGGTCAATCCCACGGCAACCGCATTCACCTCAGCTTTAACGTTCAGTATGCGCCGGCGCACGACGTACAGACTCTGCGTATCGACACGCCGGAATTTCAATTTTTAGAGGACAAGTAAATGCCTGCTTCAATCAACAATGTCATTAACGTGACTCTTCTGGAAGAAGGACGGGCGGCCGCGCGCGATAACATCAACGTCTGCGCCATTTTGACCAGCCAGCCTGGGGTACTTAGCTCCGCCGAACGCTGGCGCTCCTATAAATCGCCGTCAGCGGTAGAGCAGGACTGGGGGGCGTCTTCAGTAACTGCGGCTTTTGCAAACGCATTTTTTGGAACAAGCCCAAACCCGGTATCAGCAGGCGGTACGCTGGTAATTGGCTACTGGAATGCAGCGGGCGACACGTTGCCAGCTACCGCCGGTAATCTGCGTGGCGCTGAAATATCGCAGGCTGCGATCCTTTCAGCATTACGCGGGCATGACGACTGGTCGTTCACCATCGAAATAGATGGCCTAGAGCTTGATGTGACAGGGATTGATGGCACGTCCGCGGCGACACTTTCCGATGTTATTTCTCAGGTTCAGGCGTCTATCACCCCTGCCATTGCCTCGGTGGTATTTGATGGTGCCCGTATCGTTATTACCAGTAAAACCACGGGCGCAGGTTCATCAGTAGGTTTCCCGGTTGCCGCTACAGAAGGCACGTTTATTGGCGATTTGCTGGCGATTGCCTCTGGATCTGGCGCAGTGAAAAATGACGGCGCCGCGCCCGTGCCAGTTCCACCGGAAACACAGCTTGAAGCTGTCAGCCGTCTTAAGGCGCTGGTAAATGTTAAAGGGATTGCTTTCATCGACAAAATTCTCGATGCGCAGGTGCCGTTAATCGCTTCATGGGCTAAAGCGAATGCAGTGATCGTTTATGAGACGTTTACCGGTGCCGCAGCTCTGGAGGTTGACCCGACTAACCCGGCGTGGGCGGTAACACTAGCCAGCCAGAGCAATTTCCGCATGCTCTACAGCAAGGCTGGTAACCGGAAATTCGGCGTCAGTTATATGGCGCGAACGCACACCGTTAATTTTAATGGCGAACGCACGGCCATCACGCTGCATCTGAAAACGATGAATGTTCCGGCTGAGGATTACAGTCAGACGGAAATCGACAAGGCAAAGCGCGTGGGCCTGGACATTTACACCACGATCAAAGATGTGCCGTGCGTTCTGACCAGCGGCGCGAATGATTTTGTGGATAACGTTTATAACCTCATGGCCTATGTGGACGCCGTGCAGACCGACTCTTTCAATCTGCTGAAAACCACGCCAACCAAGGTACCGCAGACCTACTACGGCGTTGACCAGCTTGAAGATTGTGCGGAGAAAACCACTCGCGGGTTTGTGCGTGCCGGCGTCTTTAATCCCGGCACCTGGACGCTTCCGGATTTCTTCGGTGATCGCGATATGTTCCTGCG